CAAACTACCAACAAGTATGTTGTTTAGGTCGGTGCAAAGCGATTTATGAATGGGATTACCATTTAATTCCCATATTACTCTACTGATGAGTTTGTTTCGCTCATTAATTCCCTCTTGAAGATCTAAAACTCGTTTTAGATATGAATCGCCTTCGCATATAATATCTGAAATCTTAGCAGACTTCTTCTGCTTCGGCCATGAATTATAAATTTCAGCAGCTTCTTTTGATAGTGTGGCTGAAATTAGTTGCTTCATTGAGTCAACCCCTCTTGTTCGGAGTAAGATAATCGTTCTGCCACCCAATCAAAACCATTTCCAGCACACTCATCTAACTGTAATGCAGTGTATAACCCCGCTTCTCCTCTACTTTCTGTATATCCCGCCCTTTGAGGCATCCAATATACGCATCCTTCTGACCTGTAACTAATCTTTTTAGATCTCTTCCTGCAGATAATTCTGTATAAGTGTGTCATCTTTTCATCATCTCCTTGTATTCTTCCCAGCATTCTTCACAAAAAACAATCATTGGGTCTTCTCTATCTAGGTATATGTCGCATATTTTGCAGTTCATGTATCGCGGAGAGTGCTTTACAATATAATATATTGCATTTTTGACACATCTAGTGAAGAGTTTATAGAGAACTCGGCCTCTTGTGAGAAGTATGGGGGCGAAGCCCGAATTGGGAGGTTGGTACTTATCGCGTAGCCTACGGCGCGAGATTACCGCTTCGCGGAAAAGATAGGGGGAACCTGGTCGACCAATTTTACCAGAATCATGATAAGCGTTACCCTATTCCGGTAATTCATGGCAAGAAGCGATTCATTCTTCATACGAGCAGATGTAACAGAAACAGCAACCGACACCTTTGAACAAATAGGAATCGATTTGGGAGCTTATGTCGATGCTCTTGGAAAATCCGTTTTAAGGATTCACAATGTAGCTGTTTCCTTCACTGATACAAACGGAAGAAGCCCTGACGGTTCAGCAGCAGCAGCAGCAGCAGCACAATTTCAGATAACAACTCAAAGCCAAGGTGACATTGTCTTACCATCTAACCGTTCAATAGTTTCATCAGGAATGGTAAATGCTTACTTTCCGTATAGTGGAGTTGCATCTTCAACCTCAGAATCATTCGATAACGTACCACAATTATGGACAAACGGCTATTTAATAGCAGTTGACCAACTATTTCTTGGACTTTCCGCGAGCAGCGGATTCACAGACAACGTAACTTGCTCTATAGTAATGGAATGCACTGTTGAAACAATGACTCAAGCAGCGGCTATGGCATTAGCACTAAGCCAGCAATAAATTGGTGATTAAATGGCAGTCTTTACGCCACCCGGATTCTGGGATTACATTATGGATCTAGATGGTGACGGTGTAAATGATATTGAACAAGGATTAGCCTTGAGAAAATCACAATTAGGTATGGCAAAATCTGCTGCAGCACCAAGACGCCGATCAAGGCGGGCATTTACAGCTGCCCAAATTGCATCAGTTGCTCCCAAGAAAAGAAAAGTATCAGCATATCAGAAGAGATTCGGTGTTGAATTAAAGCGATTAATCAAGGCTCATCCACGAACACCTAGAACTAGGTTAATGAAAAGGGCACATACAGCAACAAAGAAGGCGATGAAAAAATGAAGCTAACAGGAAGAACACTTACATTATCTGGTCAAATGCCTAAAAGATTGTTCGGACAACAAATATTTAGAGACCCACATACTATTCTAGAATATGCAAATGTTTTAGATTTATCAAGAGCTTGGAGAGTTAAAGATTTCAAATGTTGGATTATGGAAAATGATAAGGATTTAGGATTATTAAATAACAACACTCAATTCGGATTAGATGTTCAACTATCGACTGATTTAATCCCTAATACTGGAGATTGGAATAATGCTAGTGATAATCGGGCTGTTGGATGGGGAACTTTAACATATTTTCTAGGAGATGGGCAACATAAACCTACAGCAGCCTTTGCAGGCTTCTCAAGAATGTTGATGAACTCAGAATACTGGATGCTTCCTGACCATGTGGTTCAAAATAAATTAACTATTAGTGCTTATGCTGGTGGCGCAAGTTCTGTTGAAGGATTAATTGGATATACTTTGAACTACATTGTTGAATTAGAAGAGATTGAAATCACTCCAACTGAAAGTATAATCTACAATATCAAGTCTCAAGCCCAAGATTTACAGAATTAACGAAGTTCAAAGTGGTTTATATCATATGCATGATACAAACTACCAACAAGTATGTTGTTTAGGTCGGTGCAAAGCGATTTATGAATGGGATTACCATTTAATTCCCATATTACTCTACTGATGAGTTTGTTTCG